GAAAAATGATTATGATGATTTTTATAATTTTTGATATTTATAGTTGAAGAATTAAACTTATTGGAGAATAAAGATGCCAGAACTATTAGATCCTTCTGAAATAATGTTTACACCGTTTGAACCGAAAACGAAAAATCGGTACATCATGTATATTGAGGGAATACCCGCTTATTTAATTAAGACAGCAAATAGACCTTCAATAGCCTTTGAAACTATTGAACTTGATCACATCAATGTAAAACGATATGTTAAAGGTAAAGGTGCATGGGAAGAATTAGAAATCACTTTATACGACCCGATTGTTCCAAGTGGAGCACAGGCAGTTATGGAATGGGTTAGATTAGGTCATGAGTCAGTAACAGGTCGTGATGGATATTCCGATTTCTACAAAAAAGATGTAACAATTAATGTATTGGGTCCCGTTGGTGATAAAGTAGAGGAGTGGACATTAAAGGGAACTTGGATTGTAAATGCTAATTTTAATGACTTGGATTGGTCAAACACTACTGATCCTGCAGACATTACTCTTACATTAAGATACGATTACGCAATATTACAATTCTAATAATTTTAATAACAAGATAAGGAGTCAATTATGGCAGTCATCGCAGATAAGCAATGGTGGAAGTCAAAGACCATTTGGACATCAGTTGTTGCTGGTGTTGTTGGTGTTCTTCAAGCAGCAGGTATTGTAGATCAAGTACCTGAAATAGTTTGGACACTATTAGCATCTTTCGGTCTTTATTCCGTTAGGGACGCTGTTGGGAAATCAAATCCCGAAGTGAAAGCGTAAGTAATTTAGCTGGGTATCACAAAAGATACCCAGCATTTTTAGTTTTATAAAATTGGTTATATTGTATAACATACAATAAAAATAAAATACAAAGGAGAATATAATGGCAGAAGAAAAACGCCAGTTTCCCACAGAGGTCATAGATTTGCCCTCAAAGGGACATTTCTATCCATCAGATAGTCCATTATCAAGTGGTCAAGTAGAAATTAAGTATATGACAGCAAAAGAAGAAGATATACTAACATCGGCCAACTTAATACAAAAAGGTATAGTGTTGGATAAATTATTACAGGCATTAGTAGTTTCAGAGGGAGTAAATCTTGATGATGTACTTATTGGTGATAAAAATGCAATAATGGTAGCATCGAGAATATTAGCATATGGTAAAGATTATTCATTCGAATATACAGATCCAAGTAATAATGAGAAAAAAACCCATAAAATAGATTTATCTAAATTGGAACATAAAAAAATTGATTTTAAATCACATCCTAAAGGTCAGAATGAATTTTCATTTGAGTTACCAAACTCCAAACGAAAAATTACCTTTAAATTATTGACACAACGAGAAGAAAAAAATATAGATGCTGAATTAAAGGCACTCAGAAAACTTTCAAAAGATTCTGGAATTACAAGTGAAATTACCACTCGTTTAAAGGCCTCTATAATATCGGTGGATGGTAAGGATGAAAAGGCATTTATAAATAATTTTGTGGATAATGAATTTCTATCAATGGATTCATTTGCATATAGAGCACATCTAATAACATTAACACCAGACGTCAATTTATCAGACACAATTGAGTATGATAATGGAGATTTGGAGGAGGTGGCGGTTCCGATAACCGCTCAGTTTTTTTGGCCTTCAGCCAACTGATAAACCACACATTCACGATTCAATATTCACTTTAGTGTATCATGCTAAAGGTGGATTCCACTTTAGTGAGGTCTATAATATGCCAGTATATTTAAGAACTTACTATCTTAAACGTTTGCAAAAACAATACAATGACGAAAATGAGGCCGTAGAAAAGGCACAAAAAAAATCCCAATCCAAACCCCCGATACGAAAGTAATTTTTAGATAATTTGATATTTATAATTGATAAGAATTATTCAGTTTTAATCATCGGAGAAAAACAAAATGCCAAAGTATAAAATAAAAAACGAGAGAGTTTTATATGAATTCATGGATACCTTTTGGAAAAATGTAGGTAGAAGAAAAGGAAATAAATTCATAAATAATCTTTTTAAACAAGATAGAGAACTGCTAAGATTATCTCGTGAGGCAGAAAAACTTCAAGACAAATTAGTTGCAAAATTACAAGGTCAAGACAAACCAGATTACGACAAGTTAGCAAAAGACCTGGCAAGTAAATAAAATAAAACAGGAAACCTAAATGGCCAAAAATGAATATGGCTTTGATGAAGCAGAATGGAAGGGTATCAATAAACAGGTTCAACAATGGATTAAATCCAATAAGGAACTTTGGAATTCTTTTTCTGAATACGAAAAGCAAGCTCTAAAAACTTCTAAAGACATGGCAAAAAATGCCAAAGAAGCATCCGAATCGGCAAAGGATGTTCGTAACCTTGCAGTTGAATTAGGTAAAGTTTCAAAGATGCAGTTAGGAACTAATAAACAGAGTCTTAGTATGCAGGCATCATTACAAAGTATGGGTGTAAAAACACTCGCGTTAGATAAAAGAAGTGATGTGTTAAGTAAGAAAAAGGTTAAGTCCTTGACAGGAATAGTTGACATTACCCAAGATTATCTCGCCAATATGAGTGCCATAGGAACAGAAGAATTTCAATCACTCGATTTTACAAAAAAAATCCGTGAGGCCAGAAAGTTAGGATTGGATACCGAGGTAGCTTATTTAGAGTCTGTTAAGGCACAATATGATGTTCAAAAACGACTTAACGACCAAGTTAAAACACAAACAGATTTAATAAAAAAACCATTTGGTGCAATAGATGAATATATTAAAGGTGTTCCTGTGGTTGGGGAAATGTTGGCTGCTAAATTAGATATTACGGGTATAGGTGATAAAATCTCCGAAGGTTTTGTGGATAAAGTTCAAGAATCATTTGGAATGGCCCAAGAAGAAGCTTTGGGTTGGAATGATTTTCAATCAACATTAAAGGGTTCAGGTTTAGATTCATCAGAACGGGCAAGTGCATTCAAAGATTACAAAGGACAACAAGATAGTGCGAACAAATCGATGAAGGTGGGTTTAGGTACAGCATTAGCAATTGGTGGGGCAATAACAGCGTGGGTAGCATCCACATTTAAGTTTTCAGCTGAAATGGGAGTTGGTTTCAGTCAATTAAGTCTTGGGATGTTGTTAGCCAAAGATGAAACCAAGGCATTATTAGATGAGTTTGGAAGTGTTAATGATGTAAGTAATCAGATGTTATTTACGATGAAAATGGCCTCTTGGTTTAGTGGAGTTCAGGCCAGTGATATGGCAAAAGTAGCTATGTTACAGACATCTATTACTGGTATGAGTAAGGAACAGGCTTTAGATAAACAAGCAAAATTTATAAAAGATATTAAAAAGGACGGATTATCGGCATCTAAGGTAATGGGTGATTTAGCCAGTAATGCTGATATGTTTGCAAACTTCGCAAAAGACGGTGGTGAAAATATGAAAGAAGCCGCCAAACAAGCAGCCCGTATGGGATTAGATTTAAGTGCAACCAATGCTGTAGCTGAAAAATTATTAGATTTTGAATCATCTATTCAAGCCGAACAAGAAGCGAGTATGATACTCGGTAGAAGTATTAATTTAGATAAAGCTCGACAGCTTGCATATAGTGGTGATTTAGCAGCCATGATGACAGAGGTTAAGAACCAGGCAGGTGGAGAGGCCGCATTTGCAAAAATGAGTGTGGTTCAAAGACAGGCATTAGGAGATTCAATAGGATTACAAGGTGCCCAATTATCAGAATTTATGAAAACTGAAGAAGAAAGAACAGCAGCAGCAAATAAAGGATTATTAATGAAATTGGCAGCATTTGCAGCAATAGCAACGGTTATCGGTGGATTATTAGGTTTTATTGTAGCTTTGATACCTGGATTTGGAATCAAACAATTGATAAAAGGTGCTGGTGGGGCAATGTTAGGTGCTAAAGTTGGTGCAGGGATAGGATTAGCAGGTGCAGGAGTATATGGTGGTATGAAAGCAATGAGTGATGGTTCAATAAGTCCTGAAGGTAATGTCATAACCACTACGGTAGGACAAAATGTTGTGACGAGACCTGATGATGGTATCGTGGTTGGTAAAAAATTAAATACCACTCAATCAGCTGGTGGACGAGGTGGTATGTCAGAGTTTGAGAGAAAATCCCTCGAAGAACAAAAAAGAACCAATGATTTACAAGAAAAAAGATTAGAACAGGCAGAAATGATTAGTAAAAAGAATTCACGAGATATGGCAAGTGCATTTACAACGAGATAAGATATGAGTTTAATTGATTTAACAAAAGATTTATCAAATTTTAATTGGACGGAGTATTCCAAGGCTGGAACTGGTAAATCACCACAATTGGATGGTACTAATTATAATGAAAGGCCTAATCCAAAGTCATTAGAACAAATGGAAAGTAAATTTGGGCCTCTCGACACGAAACCACCATCACGAGGACCTTATGGTGTTTCCAATACTATGGATGGAACAAAAACAGGTCGTGGATTTATAAGACCTGGTTCAGAACCTACGGGATTTACTAAGGATGTGGATTTACTTCATAATAAATCAGAACTTGAAATAGGTAATGCATTATCTATAACACCGATGTCTCATACCATAGCAGGAGTAACTTCAAATTTATTTTATGGTAAAGTAGATACACAAAAAATAAATCTTGAACCACAAGTAAAAGGGGCATATGGAGTTAAGTCTGTACCTATATCAACATATACGAGTAGAATAACTACAAGAAAAGAATTTGAGAGTTCTACAATATCAGCAATAGGTGGTAATAATACTTTTTATGCAAATCTCGATAGATTATCATCCAGAAAATCCAAATTCCAAGATGATA